GAACTTTCTTAAATACATTTGTCTTGATTAAGAGTACACCCGCACCAATGGCGGTAACTTCATTCGGTTCAGTTTCCGACATAGTGACTCCCTCCGCAAGCATCACCGTTATATTGTGAGGATATACTTTTGTGTGATACGGCACTCCGATAATATCTTTATCTCTACTTACTAATACTTTTGCTGTGTCAGGGGGAAACACCATATCATCGTCAATCATCAAAAGATATTCACACTCATTCTTGACTGCCTGTGCCGCGAGCCAGTTACGATTCTCTGAAATACTATACCCATTGATACTTTCAAGAATAAACCAATCAAACTCCGGTGTTTCATTCACCATCTTCAAAAGCGAAATGACGGTCTTATTTTTAAAACCACGATTTGAAAGAAGTCCGAGGCAAATTTTGATTTTGTGTTCCATTTCTTGCCTCCCAATCACAAGTTGAGAAGCAAAGATGAAAAACTAATTCGCTACGTTGATGTCGTAGAGGAGAGTTGCGTAACCCGTCGGTGTAAGCACACCGAAGTCAATACGGGTAATCAAACCCTTTCCTGACTGTAAGTTCGGGTCTTCGGTCATCACCAATTTACCGTAGGTAGCGTTACAGATACCCACCTGATGAAGTTTCCGAACTCCCGCCATAACGTGATTGGTTGCTCCTGAATTGGTAACGTAGTGATACGCTCCCAAAAAGAAATAACCGGGGGCCACGCCGTCTTTCAGTGCCTTATCAGCAAGCTGGAAGCCGTTTGCCTGCGCGTACTGTTCAAGAAATTCAAAGTGAGTGTACGACCATGCGAAGAACAGACCATTTGTTTCCATCAGTTCTGCTCCGTTTGCAAGTCCTACAATTCTCCGAACTCCACGAACAATATCGTCAATGTTGGTAGCCGAAACGGTAATCTGTCCGGTTACACCCGAAGTAATGACTCCGTTTGAATCTCCAACATTTGTCCACGCACCGTGATCCGCGAATACTGCCGTTTCTACTTGGTCGGTAAGCAATTTGCCGTGCCGACTTGCAATGTCCATAAAATCAATATATGAACACTGCGCGATGTCCGCCCTATCAGCGAATACGGGAACGGTTTTATACGTTCGCACATTCAACTGTTCATTAAGGAGCGTAAAGTCAGAGAAACCGTATGCCGTCCCACGCGTGCCAGTCTGTGCTACGAACTCCGTAGACATATAAGCAAAATTGATGGAATTAGCATCAGTAAATCTGACATTACAAATGTCCTTATAGGTTGCGGGTTTATTCAACCGTGTTTCAAGGTTGGTTTCAAAGTCTAGTTTATAGACTCCAACATCTGAAGCAACGTCTAAGCTGTTAGCCATTGTAATCTGAAATACTTAATAATTTCAGATGTTTCGGATTTAGGAACGAAGTTGTCCTTTTCTCGCCAATTCAATTTTCTTTTCAACGACTGCGGCACGTAACGCCTTGTCGGTTGGCAGTTCTCCTTTTGCAATCCAGTAATCAACTTTACTGGTACTCGGAGCTTCAGCACCGCGAGACGCGCTTGGAGTAGCTTGCGCTACCGATTTTGCGTCCCGAATACCTTTTAATTCTGCCTGAAAATATCCTGACGAGAGCAAAGAATCAATATCCTTTCCAGAAGATTCCATTTGAGCTTTGACGAAATCAAATTCAGTTGAATCAATTCCGCTTGCTTTCAAATAAGCCTTCTGCCCATAATCAAATTCATCCGTTTTACCCTTCTTTTTTTCAACTGGTGCTTCCGCTTTCTCTTTAGCTTTTTCGAGCTTAGTTTTAAAACGTTGAGCAATACCTTGATTCTTCTTCGCCAATTCATGACGTTCAAGGGCGAGGGCTTTCCAATCGGTAGTATCGTTTCCTTGTTCGTCTTTTACTTCTACGAAGTCAGGTACGGTTACTACATCTTCTATTGTTTCATTTTCACTCATAATGATAAAGGTTAAACAGTTTTAATGACTGAAAACATATACTGATAATTTTTAGAGAACTATAACTCGTTCACTTTTGGTAAGGTTGTGATAACCAGAACTTTACCGTCTAATAACCACATCAACCGTACCTATCAAATACCCTCCTGCAAATGTTCCCGCACTAGAAGTAGCGAAACGCAAGGTCAGTGATTCATTTTTCTTTAGAACGAATCCTGATGTTCCATCAATGGCCGTATTGAGTAATACTTGTGCTCCATTGATGGTCGGTGTGGTGCTGGAAAGTCCATTAGGAGACCAAACCACATAATCTTGCGCTCCCGTAGCAACACTATGAGCGTAGATAAGAGCAGGGGTTGAACTTCCATATCCCGTAGACGAAGAAGTCGTTGAGATGTCAAAAGTATTTGCTCCTGTTATTCCTTTCGTTATTTCACTTCTTATGTATATGATCGTTGAAGTTGCGCCGAAAGGATTAGGAATGATTACGGGAATAGAAGAAGTTGCCGAGAATTGATACGTCTTATGAAATTCCCTCTGCCCTCCAATACTCACATACGGATAATCAACTCCATCAAGAGATGAAACCGCGCCGTAATTTGATTGAGTATGTTGTGCTTGTTCCTGCGGAGGCACATTCACCATATTTTGCACCGTCGTAGGTTTTAAGTACGACACCCCAAAGATAACCGCCAAGACGACTGCCACACCCGCTATAATGTTTATGTTTTTATTTTGCATTTTATTGGTAATTATTGTTCTTTTTTGACCTTTAATTTCTTTTCTCCGACCTTTGCTACTGCTTCTTCCACTTCCTGTTTAACCTCTTTCTCTTCCAGCTCCTTCAGTTTGTCTTTCAAACTGAAGAGTTTTGCACTTGTTAATGACATTGTATGTTAATTAGTAATAATCCCGTTAAAACTCCGCTATGGTAATGGTAGTAGTTGAAACAAGTCCAAATGCGACCATTCGCCCGCAACCATAAATACCTGAATCGTACGCTTGTGTGGTACTTGCCGCTTGCGAAAAACCAATTATTGAAGAAAGTGTTGTGCTTGAAACATCTCCATTCGTTGGGTCAGCAAACAAGAGGACAATTCCTCTACCTGCGGTACTTATTACTCGTGAAGAACAATTAGGATTCGCATTGAATAGTGTAATATTCTGTTGCGGTCCTACGCTTGTTGTAGTAGCCACTCTCTGTGAGGCGGGAAGTCCACTTGGCGCAGAACCATAAACGCTACTCGTTTTTCCCATAAGTACAAATACCAAGGTGATTGCGAGACCAAGTATCCCCATCGTAAGTAATTTGTTGATAATGTTTTTCATTTTATTTATTTGATTAAATTAAATACCGACCTCTTGTGGAGGTCGGATAGTTCTCTGATATGGTACTACGCACATCAGAGAGCTAGCTAACCTCCCCAAGTCTTGTAGTACACTTTTATTTAATTTTCAATTACCTGTGCTTCACCGCTTCAGTTTCCTTCACCGCCTCCACCTTTTTGAACTTCTCCAAATCCTTAAACCCCTCTTGGAGCAACTCTATGGCGAAGCGGCGCAATTTTGTCAGCTTACCAAGTTCTTCATCAGTATACATCTCTTTTGTTTCTCCCGGTTGATATCCACTCTTATAAATATTAAGAGCAAAGTTCTCATACGGATTTATGGATTTCCCTGCGGTAAGCACTCCATCTTGGAAGATACGTTTGAGAAAAATCTTCCTAATTGCTTCTCTCAAGATAACATCTTCGTTAAAATGCCGTATCTTATCTTTCTCTATTTCGTTCAGATATTCAGTAGTTTCCATACTATTGACCCATTTGATTACCTGTTAATTGCGGTGCGTTCGCTCCCGCCGCCGCTTGTGGATTTACTTGCATTGGGGACGGTATCGGTTGTCCAGAATAGGTGGAGGTAAAGTCGCCGGGAGTCAAACCTGAATACTCCAATATCTCATTCCACACTTTCGCCATTCCCGGAATCTGCATAACCTGTTGGAACGCAAGAGGGCTTGCAAAAATCTGCCTGAAAATATTGACCAGTTTATCGGTTTGCTTCGCCAAGTCTTTTTGCATACCCTTGATGTTTATTTTAACAGCGAGAGGCTTCTTTGTAAACTCTCCTTTCAAAATCTTAACGAACTTTTTATTCCCACCACGAGAAAATTCTTGTCGGACAATTTCCTTATATTGGTCTACTTCTTCTTGCGTAACCAACTTTCCACTCAACACCATCTTTTTGATAAATTCATTCGCTTGATTGCGAACAATGCAATCGGTGACATATTTCATATCCTCCACAGAGAGTTCCGAAAGGAACTTAGTTCCACTCGTAATCTGCTCTTGAATGTGCGGGATAATCCAATCCCGATACACTTCTTCAATAAACTTCGCAAACTTCTTCCTGCGATACTCATGCAGTCCTTTCCCTTCGGTAACGAGTAGGTCTTGTAACTTAAAAGGAGTTCCCGAAGGGGCGGTATCACCCAAATTAGGGTCAAACGCAGAAGCGGTAAGCTGTGCGTGGTCTTTCATTCCCTGCTCAAACTTGTCAAACAAGACCATACTGCGTGGGGTGGTATCAATCTGAGAGATATCAGTCCCATCTTGCATATCGATAATCTCCAAATTGGACAGATTCTTTAGTCCAGTCGGGTGCCGGGCCGCAATAGCAGGGTCGGAAGATTTCAAGATAATCTTGGAAGTAGCATCAAGCAAATCTTTCTGCCGTTGCACACTGTAGGTCGTCCACACTTGCGGTTCAAACAATTCTTCCGCGCCACCGAATCCTAACGCGCGAGAATAGATTTTATCCCGTAGGAGTAGTTTCAAATTTCCTTTCTTTTGTATTTTCCTAAAAAGCGTGACTCCTTTTTTCTTCCCTTCGCTATCAGTATAGAACCCGACAATGGCAAATTGATATTCATACTTCTGAAATTCAGTACCGTCCGCTACAAAAGGTGGCAGTGTTCCGTGTACTTCATACAGTTCAATACATTTGGTCGTGGAAGGTATCGGTTGCCCCGTAGTCTTATCCAATGTCTTAGAATCCTGCGCGAGGACAATAAGTTCATCTACCGTTACATCAGCTCCATTGGCTTCTTTCCCCCACCCCTGTCTTTCCATATCCTTTAACTCATCGGGATTGTAGTAGTGCTTGAACGCGAGGGGCGCACCTAATAGATTAGTCTGGTCGCAAAATGCAATTGACTGAAGCGGTATGACTTCCGGCCGAGCGCGGTTCATCTTTTTCGCAAGTCCACCTCCATAGACCACTTTGCTTTCTTTCACTTCGTCTAAAAATTCGTCAATATTATTTTCTTGCACAAACACATCATCATGGTATTTTTTTACCAAAAAGGACAAATGGTAGTCGTCAGGGTCATCAACGTAAAGGACAATGTCCTTGACATCAAGGTCTTCTGCTCTTAATTGTAGGTTAAGTAAAGGACGAGTGATGTTCTTGACGGGTGTATCAGGGTCGTTCCCATTCAAAAGCCGTCCGTGATGATAGAAAAAAGAAGTCTTAACGTGTTCACGAAAACTCCAGTCCCACCCATTAATATTGATAGGTTGCAGAAACGCTTGCTCCTGCGCGGTGATGTAGTCAAAAATTGAAGGATACGTTCTCATAAAAGCGTTCCAATACGTTTCGCAAACAACCTAAGTTCCCACTCTTTGCTAAAAATACGTTTAAGTCGTATAGGAATAAGCCGTAGCGGTATCTCTTTCTCTTTCCCGTTATGTTCCACCGAAAGAGTCGCCATAGATATAAACGAAGTAGGGGCAATCTTTGAAAGAGCTTCAAAAATAGTAGGGGCAACTGCGGAATAAATATCCTTACCCATAGTGAGGGTTATAGTGTAGGGAGATGGTAAATCGTCAGTTGTTATTTCAATGATTTTACCTATAAAACCATTTTTCAAAACTTCATCTGGTCTTATAATAACAGGGTCATTCACTACGATTTTCTCTCGTATGATATTTCCTTCTGCATCGCGAGGAAGAGGGGGTCTAGACATTTGAGAAAATTATACCGTGTTTTTAAAAGTCAAGCAACTTCATCTCGCTCTGTTAACCGTTACTTCTCGTCTGGCACGGTCTCTCGTGTACCCATAGAGTTCCTGTTTATCAAGAACTGAAATGAGAGAAACACTTGCGTACCGTAGCGCGTCAAGACAATGGTCAAACCCGCTTCGTGGTTGCTCTGGCCGTATAACTTTACCCTCCTTATCCGATAACCACAAGTACTTTCGATACTCTGAAATAAGATTAAGACTTGAAGCCGTTACCGAAATCTGCAAGTTTCGTATATTGTTAATGCCATTACGAATTGAGTCCCTCCCTTTCTTCGTGGGGAGTACATTCAGTCCATACCGCTTAATGTCGTCAATACTCTTTGGCTCCGCACTGTCGGCAACAATAATAGCTCTCTTTAAATTCTTAAATAGGTTTGCAATATCCCTATTACTCATCCCCGTCTGGTAACACAGTTCATCAAAGATGTACCCACCATTGTAGTAATACACCGCTACAATGGCCGTAGGGTCGTTCGTATAGCCAAAATCAAGCCCGTAACGCTCAAGACGGGCTTCGTGAGGAATATCCCCTATAATCTTCCACCCCGTATAAATACGCCCCTCTATATCCCCAATCTGTCCCTCTCCATATACCTTCCACCAATTCTTGTCAGTCTTCCTCTGTTCAAGTTCCTGTACGATTGAAGCAGAGAGAGCTTCATTATCCTTGTAGGTCAGTGTGATGAAATCAACGTCGGTGCGCTTAGGAAGAATCTCCGTATCAAACCAAAATTCACACGAGGGATTCCAATCTAAAAAAATGTAATTGTTGGTACGAATGGCGAGTTGCGTGAAGATTTCGTAATCAATGTTTATCGCTTCATTCAGAAAGAGAACATCACGACGGGGACCCTTTACCTTGCCTGGCTGGTCAACTCCGAAAAATTCAATCTTAGAGCCGGTCTCAAACGTGTAAATGAAGTCAGACATATTCCAATTCTTCTCCTTGAAATACTTTTGTGATTCCATAATGTTCAAGAAGTCACGAATAGCACCTCGTTTAAGGTGGGGGAGAGACTCAGAGACAACCGAGATGAGTATAGGGTCGGGAGGAGCACCTTTTAACTTCTTATTTCCCGCACTTTGCGCGTGACCAATTAGAGCGAGGAGGATTGAAATGGTCTTGGAAGCGGAGGAACCACCACGCACGGCACGGATACGTCTTTTTAGGGCAATGATTTTCTTGGTTGCGGTGGTGGAGAAGTAGGGCATTTTTATATAGAATCTTTATTTTCCAAACACTGTTTTAAAGTCACTTCTTCTTGTTTTCTCTGAGGAGAGAGAGGAATCTGTTTGAGAGGACTATTTTTTTCTTGCTCTCTATAGAAAAAATCGTAATGTAGCTTATAAGAGTCTAAAAGACTTTCATCATCGGCTTTCTTTTGAGAAAGATACATCAAGTGATTTAAATTTATTTTTCCACCCAAAAAACTTTCTTCAAATGGAAGTTCAACACAAGTAGAGATTTTCACTAAAAAGGTCTTCATAGGGTAAAAAATTTTGTGAGGGGGGCTATATATTTAAATTCTCAAACCCGTTCGTGCCTGTCCTATGGGGGGTGGGGTATTGACTTTCATTTCTCGCCCACCACAACTTGACCCCCATTGTCAAGCCTCCTTTACATTGTCGCCATCTTGTATCGCAACGTAGTTGAGGATTTGAATTATCGGTTGAGGTGTATCACCCGTACGGCCACCAGTAAGCATTTGGATGTTCTTATTTATCGTATCCACCGTGTTGACAGCATCCCTAAGCTCCACAGAGCCCTGCAACGCTTGACCTGTTTTGTCAAGTGCCGTGTCGCGGATGTTGAGCATTTTTTCTACGGCGCCTTTATTCCTTTCCTCAATAGAAAGACCAGCCTGCTTCATAACAGCCTTATATGCTTTCGTCTGCGGGGCGCGGACATGAGCATACGCTTCCGATATACCAAGCTTGCGCGCAATGTCTGCGCGTGTCATAGGTTTTCTAGCCGTAACAGCTTGTACCATTCCATGAGCAAGCTGTTCGGCCTTGCTGAAACTCACACTAGTAGATCTCATTTATACCCCTAAACCTACCCCATTCCACCTAATCTGTCAAAAATACCCCTCCAAACACCCCTACAACGTACAGAAAATCCACCTCCCCTGTATCACCCCTTGCGTACAATACTTTAACCAAAAAGAACCATAAAGACAAAACCAACCTTTCTGCCCTCCTGCCCTTTTCTTATATATAAGAAGAAAAGGGCATAGAGCAGAAATATAGGCCTTTTTACCTCCTGCCCTATTTTCTCGGTAAAAGGAGGGCATAGAGCAGAAATACGGCTAGGAATATAGCCCCTCGTTTGACTGATTATCCTTTCTGTGTCCCTATAGTAGTTATCCCCAGTTTGGTGCTTGCCCATTGCGTACAGTAGTATATACTGTACACAGATAAGACAAGGCAATTAACAGACGGCTCGTTGATAATAAAATAGCAAGGCGTGCTTAATTTCAAACACTATGAAAGGATATATTTGTCTCCATAAAGGAAAAAAGTACGAAGTGTACGCACAGACTTCATACGAAGCACAACTAAAATGTGCACAAGAAAACAAGATAAAAAAAGGTTACGAAATTACCGTAATGTTAGCGGAAAAAGACGGGCAACAAGTAACGCACTCCACTTCCGCTTTATAAACCCTCCCACGCCTTGCCGTTTTATTGTAAGCGCACCGATTGCGTTGTACTTTGACAATTATCTACAGAAGCAAGCTTAAATCTATTATGAAAAAACCCTTTTTTCTCAAGTGGCGCGGTACATTATGCATAACAAAAGTATATGCAGAATCTCTAAATCTAGCGAAAAAGCGTTTTGCCGAATCACAATCAGTGAACTTTCTTGGAACAGTAGGCAGAATGCAACAAATAAGAAAACTATCAGGGCACGACACTGTAGGAATGGTAGAAATTACAAACTAAACCCTCCCTTGCCCCTGTAGATAATTGTTACGGCGCAAAGCACGCCCCGATCGTTGAAAACTTAATACTCACCCCCAGCTTTCCGACCTCTTTACTAATTACATTAGGTTTATGGAAATAGAACTCTACTATCACAAGACAGACGGCGGTGCAAAATATCTTTGCGCCAAAGCAGTGGAAGGCACAACCGAAGGCGATATGCACTTTGCAGTTGCACGGTTAGACGGAGAAATAGAATTGTACCGAGCAAAAGGAACAAGCGAGATTATCAAGTATTAACCTCTCCCCACACAGCCCCCTGTCCGCTTACTGGAAGGGTTCCGGACGGGAGGCGTTGTGGAATACATACTATGTCAAATATGAGTTATTGCCGTTTTCACAACACGGTATCAGACTTACAAGATTGTGAAGATAATCTCTGGGACGAAGTATCACCAGAGGAACACCGAAGCAGAAAGAATCTTATTGCTACTTGTCGGAGAATCGCAGACGCAATAGAAACGAAAGAAGACGCAGAAGCATTACCAGTAGAAAAATAACTTACCACACACAAAGAGGTCGGAAACATGGGGAAGTGGGTTGAGAGCAGGTAGTGTATGTTTGGTACAACGAGGCTAAAGACCCCGCCACCAAACCTCTCCGCTACCTGTTCCCAGCTCATAGCTGGACACACCCGCCCCGCCCCCACAGCGATATGAAAGCCTCCACACTCTCATTTCCGCCAGTGTTGGCTTTGCGGTTACTTATCAACTAACATCATCACTATGCACCAAATAGACACCACCATCCCCGATTATCTACGCCCACAGCGTACCTATCGGCAACTAAAACGCTCCCAGACGCTCTATAGGCTCGCTGTAGCCCTGTTCCTTGTGGCAGGCTTCCTAGCAGTCGCCTATATGGACGGGCAGGCCATTATTAACGGTAATTTATAGCTTTATGACTATACGACTAAAAGACCAAATTGAAGAATTGGAAAATAGCTTTGAAGCACAGTTCCAAAAAATGAAAGAAGAGAAGAAAAAGATGATAGATAAACTGTGGGAAGCACACGTCAAAGCGGGTACTCTTCGCCAAGATATTTTATTTAGTAATGCTACAATGGGAGTAACACGCGCCCTATAATAGACGTTCGTTAAAGAAAGGTCGGAAACACTATCAACTTACATCGTAATTAACCTATGAAAAAACTTACATCAACATTCATCGCCCTCTCCATTCTCTTCACCCCAGCGCTCGCACTGGGAGCCTCAGTTACCGTCAATGCAATTCCAAACTCTTGTGGCTCTATTGTCATTCGCGGAACCGCCTCGTATACGGCACCAGAATCCCTGCACCTCAAGCTGAACGGCCAAGAAGTAGGCTCGTTTACTTCAGGCGACAGCACCTATCAGCTCGTAGTTACTTCGGGCATAAACCCCTCAAACACGGTAACAGTGGAAGTACAAGACGCCGTGTTTACGGTCATTGCCTCGGACACCACGTCCTTCACCAAGGCCACCTGTGGAAATCAAAACCCCGACTTCGTTGGTCAAGCGTGGGGACTGACGGGCTTCAACACCCCGAAAGTGTCCTTTGGCACTTCGGTCTATGACGGCCTGTACTTCACGGACAAATGCGAGTACAAGAACGGTTGCTTTGACATCAGTAAGACATCCTATTACCGCCTCCCTGTTCTCAAACTGCTTGGACGGTAGTACACTTACAAGGTCGTTGCAGACAGAAAAGACCCCAGCTCATAGCACTGGGGTCTTTTTCTATTTATTCCACCGTCTCTTGTCCGTAATCTCTCGCACCTTCTCTCCGCGCTCCTTCTCCATTCTCCGCCTAATTGCCTTATCATCTCTCCGTGGTAGCTTCGCCATCCATTCCCGCAGGTAATCGCGGTACAACTTCGCAGTCGGAAATTGCCGTGTGAGGACAATAGGCGGGAATTTCGGCTTCTTCCAGTTTCCTTTTTGCTCCCGTATCGTACCGAACTTTAGATTGAAAATCTCACTCATCTCTTCTTTGTAGCACTGGTAGTATTTTTTAACGGTAAAGGACATTCCACCATTATCCCAAGCTCTCCCGCTATTTCAACCCCTCGCTCCGTCATCTTCTGCTCCCCGTTCTCGTAGTAGCTATAATGATTCCACAAATACTTTCGCATTGTTTTCTCATTCCGCAGGTACTTGTACCGTGCTGGTATGCTCATAGTTCTTTCCGAGCTTCAGCCCTTGCTCGCTTCGCACGGTGTAAACCCGCACTAACTCTCTTTCGCTCTTCTTCACCCTTGGCTTGCCACATCTTTTTCATTCGCGCCGAGATAATAGCCGAACGCTCCTCCGCGCTTACTCCAACCCACCCACCCTTACCAGTTCCTTTTTTTTGTTCCATAAAGTTATGCACAGTATATGCTATTGTGTAGAGAAAGTAAAGTGCTATGCTATCCACATGGACATAGCGAATTGTTTTAATAATTTTTATTGCGGGCAAGGGATAACCGATATAGCGAAAGCTATGTCCAAATCGGTTATCCCTTTTCCGTTGTAAAAAAATGAAATCCGATTACTTACAACTCGGCTTTTCCATTCTCCCACTCGGCTCCATTTCCAAAGACGCGAACGGTAACAAACAAATCCAGTACCCCGCCACTGGCTGGAAGCAGTACCAAACTATCCGTGCTACATCCGAAGAAGCAGAAAGCTGGACGCTCCCCAACCTCGGCATTATCACGGGCAAGATAAGCAACCTCGTGGTATTGGACTTGGATATGTACAAGCAAGGCTATGATGCTGAACTGGTAAAATCGTGGAACCTCCCTGTTACTCCTGTCCAGCGGACCGCTTCTGGTGGACAGCAATTCTTTTTTCGTTATCCGCAAAATCACGAAATTAAAAATGCCGTGTGCATCGGTAAGCAAGATAGTGGGTGCGATATTCGTGGAGATGGTGGAATGGTGATAGCTCCTCCCACAATCACGACCTACGGCGAATACTCGTGGCTCGTATCCCCGTTTGATACGCCATTAGCCGAACTCCCACCGAAGCTATTGGATTTATTATCAACCCCCCCTGATAATAAAAAAGAAAAGCGAAAAGAGTTACCCGACCTCGTAGCTCTTTCACAAGGTGAAGGACGGGACAATGCGATGACCTCGCTCGTGGGTAAATTGGCGTATACCCTCCCAGAACATAAATGGGTAGATGACATCTTCCCCGTAATGGTGCAGGTAAATCAGACTTACAAGCCCCCACTTCCCCAGCAAGACCTCAAACGGATATTTGATAGCGTTACCGGAATTGAACGCAAACGCCGTCAAGAGAAAGAACCCGCTAAAGAAGTGAAGTACCTCCCTGCAATCTCTTTTGGTGAATTGGTAAAGACCGAGTTCCCCCCTCTCCGCTTCTGTATTGAACCGTTCTTTGAGCAGGGGACGGTCAATATGATTACCGCCCCGCCAAATAACTGGAAG